TGTCTGTCAAGTCTCTGGGTGAGTCAGGCAACTCAATATCAACGTAAAAGCCAACTTGCTGTAGCTTAATAATCTCGTTCTTGGTCTTGCGCATAACATGCGTGATGCGGTAACAAGTATCCAAATCCGTTGTACCGTACGGCAGATACATATCTTCCGCAGGAATAAACATAGAGACCTGACGTCCCAAATTGGGATCGTAGTACACCTTCTTAAACGCTGAGCCTGTGGCTGGCAGTGACCAGAGCATGCGCTCGTGTTCACCACGGTACTCCGTCATAACTTCCGTCAACTCGTAGTTCATGTCGTCTTCAACGTTGGACGCAACTTCTTTCATCTCTGGCGTTTCTTTGCCGATGAGTTTGCTACGCACAGGCCCTTGGGCGGGAAACGTCTCAGTGATTGTCTCAGCTTGGAAGCGCACAACCGCTTCGGTAATCATGGGGTGAAACACACCACATGCGCCGTTCCATGGTTCTGTTCTTTCCTCAATCTGTAAGCCCAAGAGCTTCAGGCCGTCAACGTACGTCTTCTCCCAATCCTTGCGGCCATTCTTGTCGTTGTCAATGTCAGACACCAAGTCACCCGCCAGCGACTGCAAGGCACCGCTGTTTATGTACTCCGCCAAGTTATCGTCAAAGTCTTCTTCATCGTCGCCCTCTCCGGGCGTGATGGTGATCTCCACCCCGTCCATACCAATGGTGACTTCTTCGGGATCAACGATCTCAATCTCAAGGGGGGACTCTTGTTCGCCCAGCGCGTCAATGCCCATTGGTTGTTGGTACAGCGCTTTGTCGATGTTCGTTGCCATGTGTGTTCCTAGTAGTATTCGTGTTTCCGGCGGTGAAAGAGAGCAAGCTCATCTTTCTCGTCCGTGTCCAAAGAAATAAAGCCGCCTTGCCTAAAGCGTAGCAGCGCCTGTGTTGTCGTATCCACGTAGTCGTCGTGCTCCCCAACTGGGAACGCGGCCATCTCTTCAATCACTTCTCGTGCCCAGCGTGTGTCAGGTGCCCAGACTTTACCTGAACTGAATAAATCCGCAACCGCGTTCACTCGCACCATCTTGTCATTGCCGCGTGATGGGCTGAACTCTTGGACTGGGATTCCCAACGCCCTAAGTTCCTGAATCAATGGCCCCCCGGATGCTTTCTTCTCAACAATGAACGCATCAGGTTCCCACTCCTTGTATTGCTTAAGCGCCACCACCTTAAGCTCAGGGAAAGCCATGCGATCTTTAAACGCATCCAGTAAGATAAGCTGGGGGGAGTCATTTTCTTCCTCGTTGTAGAAGATGCCCCACGTTGTACACGCAGAGTAGTCGGATGTATTCTTGGTTTCAAACGCCGTATCCCACGACTGGATGATGTATTCGCACTTTGGCGGGTCATCTGGCTCCCAAATACGCCACATCTTGCGGCTAACGATAGCGCTGTTCTCGGATGTTGGCTGCTGCATGTACTGCGCGTTCCAATACCGCGGGTCAATGCTGGCCTTTGTGGACTTCAACGCTTCCAGCGACCACTGCTCTGGCCAGAGGGACTTCTCGTCTTCTTCGCCGTCGTTCAAAATAGCTGGCAACTCCACGATCTCCCATGGAATAGCCTCTGGGTTCTTGGTTTGGTAGTCAATCAGGCGTCCAGTCAGGTCTAGGAGCGACCAACGGGTCATCACAATGATAATCCCACCACCCGGCATCAGACGCTGCAGTGGGCCCGTCTGGAACCAAGACCAAGCTGTATCAAAGGCAAGTCTAGAGTTGGACTTTACGTCCTGCTCCGAGTGAGGATCGTCAATAACGAACAGATCAGCACCACGACCAGCAAGAGCGCCCCCGACACCAGCAGCATAGTACTGACCGCCAGCGCTTGTAGACCACTTACCAGCCGCCTTTTGGTCATCTGCCACCATTGTTTGGGGGAAAACATCACGGTATTCATCAGAGTCAATCAAGTTACGTATGCGCCGCCCAAAGTCTTCCGACAGACCCGCAGTGTGCGTGCCCATGATGATCTTCTTCTCAGGATATTTACCTAGAAAGTACGCAGGAAACAAATAAGAGGAGAATTCAGACTTACCCATACGTGGCGCGATGTTGATAATCACGCGCTTCTTCCTACCCTCGACTACGTCTGTAAATATCTTGGCCAGCTTCTTGTGGTGAGGGCCAACTTTGAATCCGGGGTATACCGCAGTAGCAAACCCTAGCATGTTGGTACTGGCAGCTTTTAGGCTGGCTCGTTTCTCCCGAAGCTCTAAGTCTTCAAAGAGTTCCATCTTCTCCTGCACGGACATGTGCGGCAAAGCCTTCTGCATGGCTTCAAGCTCAATCTTACTCAGTGTTGTAAAAGCGTCACGCTTCATCTGCCGTGTCTTCCGTAACGTCGATTACATCTATCACGCCCATGAACCTGTTGAGCTTTTCTTTGATCCGTGTCTCAAGCTCAGAGTCCGACATCTCGGTCTTCTTGACTTCGATTTTCTCTGTAAATAATCCGACTTCCGTCACTTTACCTAGGGCAACCAATGCTTTAAGGCGCACATTGGCGTTGGGGTGTTCGGTTTCTTCCACCAGCTTGGCCACTGCGTAGCCCCTAATTTGTTTAGCTTGATGAACAAACTCCCAGTCGTAGGCTGAAAGCATACCCACAAGTCTCTTCACGGCTTCTGGCGTTTTGATATTTGCCAGAGAGGTATGCGTGATTTCCGCAGGTTTGGCGGTAACGATGTTGGTGAAAGCAGTACGTGCAGCTTGGCTTTGATACTCGTTGACCAAAGTATCTGTGTCTACAGCACCCAACTCTTTGAGCCAGTCTACCGTATTGGACATTCCATCCACGGCATCTGCTGGATCGGTCTTCTCCATAGGGACGAAATCGCCTGAGTGAGCGTGCACTTCGGGTTCGAAATTGATTAAGTGATCTAACATTCTGCGCATAAGCCCTTGAACCTGCGATGTAGATAATGTACACTCAAATCGAGTGGGTGCGCAAGATCGTTTTGGCCTTTGGCCAAACTCATCAAGTTCGCTTGCTTTCTCCTTGATGGTTTCAGTTGCCATCTTTGCCTCACCGGTTGACGCTGGTGGGGCTTTTTTTCGTCTGTACAGAGGGGGAGTCTAACGTTAGACACTGGTATTTCTGAATTTTTATAAAATTTGTGGGGGGTGCCTTTTTAGTACTAAGTTATTACAAAGTTTGATTTGCGGTTATGGAACAGTGTTCGTATGTGACGGCAGGGGGCATTGTCTATATGGCTCGGTGGGGGTAGGGTGGGGGTCAAAAACCGCCAAAAACACCCCAAAACAGGGTCAAAGTGACCCGAAAATGCCCCGAAAACACCCCGAAAAAGGCTCTCGATGCCTATCAAAACAGGGTGTATGCACAATAGAGTTTGTCTAAGGTAGTCAGCCCTAGGCAATTCAATCAACCTCAAGGAGAAAACAACATGACAAACAAAGCAAAAGCATTTAGCACACTCAACACATTCGCTGATTCACGCATCAAGCTCATCAAGGGCATGCAAGATGCAGGCTACGCCACAGTGGAAGCATGCAGACCCATTGTGATCGAATGGGCTTGCGAGAAAATGGGCGTGGGCAAGGAGGGTTTCAAGGTGCATGAAGTCACAGGCAAGGTATCCCTCATCACGAGTCACCCCAAGTACGAGTCCACGAAGACTGTGGTGCGTGACATCATGCTGATGATCGAAGGGACAACACGCAGGGCTTCGAGCGCAAAGAAAGAACCTGCTGACCCTGTTGCGAAAATCATCGAAGCCTTTGGCAAACTCACCCCTGCACAGCAACGTAAAGCCTTGGCGGTTCTCGTTGCGTGATTTTCGGGTCACAGTGACCCGCTTTTTTCTGCGAACCCGAGAGAAAGAGCTTCTCTCGGTGTTTCGTTTCTTGTCTAATTCAAAACCCAAAAGGAGAAAATCATGAAACTTATCAGCGTTGACAGCAGTTGGCCTACTCACGAGACTTTCGTAATCGAGAAAAACAATGTCGTGTATTGCGTAGAGATCAGTAATTATTACGACAACAGAGACGAGGTGCGTGAGATGTACAGAGAGCGCAAGATTCGCAAAGACTCAAAGCTACATAACGCCTTGTGTGCCTTTGCCGAAAGCCAACGCAAACTAAATCCCGCCTGACATTTCAAAACCAACCCCAAGGAGAACATCATGTCCAAATTCAAACACTACTCACCCAAAGAAATCGCCCTCGCTAAGTGGAACAACGAGCAACGCCCCAAGCTAGAGGAACGCATCAGGCGTGACGAACGCAGAACCCTCATGCTCAGACGCATCGAAGACATGGAAGCACGA